ATGAGCAGCGCCGACAGCAAGGAAGACATCGTCTCCCGGACCTGGGCAAAACTCTACAACGCCCCTGAGCATGGCGAGCGGGAACGCTTGAAGGCGCGCGTGATCGAGTTGGAAGCCGAGAACCGCAAGCTGCACAAGCTCGCTGACGATGCGATCGCCGACGCCGGCTATTGGAAGCGGCAAGCGACGAGGAATGCCCCGTGATCGTTCTCGGCATTGATCCCGGAAGTGTCTCAGCCGCGTGGGGCCTCTACGGCCCTGGCGTCTGCCTCTGTGACGACGTCCCGGTGGCCGGCAAGATGGTCAGCGCGGTGGGCTTGGCGGATATGGTCGCCGGGTCCGGAGCCGACATCGTCGTCGTCGAGAAGGTGAACGCTTTTCCCAAACAAGGGATCAGTTCCTCGTTCAGGTTCGGCATGGGCCTCGGCATTATTCACGGGGTCGTCGCCAGTCTCGGTTTCAAGATGATCGAGGTCGCTCCCGGCTTGTGGAAACGACACTTCCGGCTTGGCCCCGACAAGGAAGACGCCCGGGCTTTGGCTTTGAAGAGGTTCCCCGGCGTGGCGAAAAACCTGTCTCGCAAGAAAGACGCCGGCAGGGCTGAGGCGCTGCTCATGGCGCTCTGGTGGCAGGAGCAGAAAATATGAGTTTTGGGGATTGGTTCGAACTCGTCGGCGCGCTTTGCGGGCTGGGCGCATTCACCTTCATTCTGTGGGAACGGTTCAGATGACCCCGGCCCTCTACCCCTACCAGCAGACGGCGGTCAATTCGATCGCGACGGCCCGCCGGCCGATCCTCAACGCTTTTGACCCTGGCCTGGGCAAGTCCCGCGTCGCCATCGAGGCGCTGATCGCGCGCGGCCACCGCCGGGTGCTTGTCCTTTGCCCGCACAGCGTCGTGCTGGTCTGGGAAGCCGAGATCGCGAAGTGGTGGCCGGGTCATCCGCGCATCGTCACCGCCCCGGCGCGGATGAGTGCCGGCGAAGGCGTCTATCTCGTCTCCTATGGTTTGATGTCGGAGACGGCGGGGGTGCTGGCCCAACATCTGCGAGATACTGGGCCATTCGAGGCCACGGTCATCGACGAGGCTCACTACCTCAAGAACCCGAAGTCGAACCGCTCCAAGCGGGTCTTCGATCTTTTTGGCGAGGGGCAGCTCGGCTGGGTTCATCCCATGACCGGAACCCCGGCTCCCAACCACGCCGGCGAATTGTGGGGTTTGCTCTATCACCTGCGTCCGGACCTGATCGTGTCGCCGGTGACCGGGAAACCCATGCGCGAGGGCGAGTTCCAAAATCGTTACTGCACAGTGAGGCAGTTCAAGGTCAACAATCATTGGGTCGAGCAGGTCACCGGCTCCAAGAACACCGACGACTTGAAAGCGCGGATCGCGCCGATGGTGGTCAAGGCCCGGAAGAAAGACGTTCTTCCCCAGTTGCCGCCGATCGACTTCGTCGTCCTGCCGGTGTCGGTGCGCGGAGAACATGCGCATTGGGTAGACCTTGAACGGCTTGATGACGACGACCTTCTGACGCAACTGGCCGGCGGCAAGGTCAAGTCGGAAATCCAAAATCTCGGCCTCGCCAAAATCCCGGCGATCGTCGAGTGGGTGGTCGACCTGCTTCGTGACGATCCCGATCGCCGCCTCGTCGTCTGGTGCGTCCATCACCGGGTTATCGACGAATATGTCGGCCTGCTCGCCGAGTATAAGCCGGTCAAATTCGACGGAAGAGACAACCTCGATCAGCGCAAGCTGGCCATCGATCGCTTCATGTCGGGCGATGCCAGGATTTTCGTCGGCCAGATACAAGCCGGCGGCACCGGCATCACTCTCGTCTCGCCGACGGCGAAGTGCTCCGACGTCGTTTTCGCCGAGAGTTCCTTCTCGCCGTCCGACAACTATCAGGCCGCGTGTAGAGTTCACAGAATAGGCCAGAACGACGGGGTTTTGGTCCGGCACGCCGCCGCGTCCGGCACCCTCGACGACCGCATCCAGGAAATCCTCGCTCGGAAGTCCCGCGACATCAAAGAGATTTTCGGGTGAGCGACCTACCCACCTAAGCGAAGCAGCGAAAGGCAGCGACCATGATCCCCGACGATTTCTTCATCCATCCCAGTCCCGACTATCCCCGCCCCCTGCGCCAGCGGGTCTACTCCGCTTGGCGCAACGCCCAGCGTTTCAACTTTTCAACTGAGGCCAGCGCCGTCGCCGGCCGGCTTGCCTTCGAGGCCCCTGAACTGATCGTCAATCACCGGCAGTTTGCGATTGCCCCCTACCCGACGACCTATGTCGAGTTCGATAGTCGCGCCTTTTTCGATGCGGGGGCCAAGCTCGGCATCCGCATGCTCGACCAGGGCATGCCCGACGACGATCGCGACCTCCGCGTCGGCTACCTGATCGACGGGGCCGGCGTCTACGGCTTCGCCGCCACGCCGCGCAAGCGCAGCGAGCACGCCCTGGCCCCGTTCATGTATTGGACGGCACCGCCCGGCTCGATGGCGCGGCGCGACCGTCCGGTGCTGGCGTTCGGCGACGCCGACGCCGAGTACCCGGAGCCGGTCACTTCCAAAGCCCACCGTTACGGCAAGATGGCTCTTCTGCTTGGCACCGCCATGAACACCACGGCGGCCCAGCTTGCCCAGGACGACATCCTCGCTGCCCACGCCGTCGAGCCGCTGATCCCGCTGCGTGCCGCCGACATGCGCGGCTGGCACGGCGACATTCGGAACTTGTGGACCCTCTTGCTGTGGCTCAATCAGCCGGCCCGCTGCGTCTTCACCGACGTCCCGCCGGCACGGCGGATAAGCCGGGGCAAGCTGCAAACCTACACGGCTTACCGGACGGTCGAGATCGAGTTGGGCAAAGTTCGCTCGATCCGAAGGGCTTACCTGCTGGGCGCTCCCCGGACCCCGCCGCGCGACCATCAGGTCCGAGGCAACTTTCATCATCATGGGGGTTTGACCCAGGGCTGCGGCCACGACTGGCCGTCGGAGCCTGACACGAAAGGCGTCTGGGAATGCCGGAAGTGTCAACGCCGGCGCTGGTGGGTCAAGGCCCACCGGCGCGGCGACGAGACGCGCGGCGTCATCGTCCACGACTACGACATCGTCACCCCCGCAGAAAAGGAGACAGCATGAGCACCACCCGTGATCTCGAGAAAATCGTTCGCGAGTACCGCAAGAAAGGTTGGACCGTCGAGAAGACCCAGGGCCAGCACTGGCGCTTCACCCCGCCCGGCGGTGGTCGGTATGTGATCACTTCCGGCACCCCCGGCAACGTCTCGACCATCAACCACATCAAGGCGGACTTGAAGCGTTGCGAACGAGGAGTGATGGCTCGATGACCTACGCCGCGCGCACCAAGGTTTCGATCAGCAAGACCAAGGCCGATATCGAAGCCATCCTCGCCAAGTACGGGGCGAAGAAATTCGCCTACTACTCGGAGACTTTCCGCGCCACCGTCGTCTTCGAGGCGGCGGAGCGCCGGGTCCGCTTCGACCTGCTGCTGCCCGAGGGCGAGCAGAAACAACGCGAACGCTGGCGGGCGCTGCTCCTGTGCATCAAGGCCAAGCTGGAAAGCGTCGCCTCGAAGATCGAGACTTTCGAGGAAGCCTTCCTGCCGCATGTCGTGCTGCCCGACGGCGCGACCGTCGGCGAAAGCCTGATCCCGCAGATCGCCAGCGCCTACAAAGGCGGCTCGCTGCCGTCGCTGCTGCCGCCGGGGAGACGCGCATGAACTGGACATGGCAGACCCGGGCTATCGCTCTCGCCCTCGCCCTGACGGCGGTCCTGTTGCCGGTCGTGCTGGTCATCGACCTCGCCAAGGCCGCCGACATGAGGGATTGCCGCACCTACGCCAATCGCGGGTCCGCGCTGGCTCTCCGGCAGTTGCTGGGTTTTCCCTTTGTCGACGTCGCGGCGGGGAAGTTCCTCTACCGGAAAGCCTACTCGTTCTGCCTCAATGCCGACGAGCTGCCGCCGATGACTTTCACTCCCGAGGAGCAACCGATCATCGACGACGCCATCCCGACGCCAAGAGAGAAACCACCGGGGTCGGTGCCGGCGACGGACGCCCCCAGCGAAGATGAACAGGTTAGAGGCAACCTACCCCTTGCGCCCTCTAAAAAGATCGTGGCCGGACCCGCCGGCCAGCCGCTTTGTATCCGCCACAAGATGAAGACTGTTTACAAAGGCAAAAGTTGGAGATGCCGAAAATGAGCCTGAACCCAAAGCTGGACGAGATGAGCGAAGCCTACGGCAAGAGCATGCAGAAGCTGGTGAACGAGCCGGACCATCCGATGCGGACCCTGCATGACATCGCCCGCCAGCACGAAGGCTGGGACCGCACCAAGGACGACCCGGTCGATCATCCCAAGCACTACACCTCGCACCCCTCCGGGATCGAGTGCATCCAGATCACCGAGCACATGAACTTCAACCTCGGCAACGCGATCAAGTACATCTGGCGGGCCAGCGACAAAGGCGGCGTCGAAGACCTCCGCAAGGCGGCTTGGTATCTCCAGAGAGAAATCGCCCGGCTGGGGCATTCAGCATGAAGGCCTTCATCGTCTATCGCAGCGCCGTCCCTGACGCGACCCACGACGCCAACCAGAAGAACCCGCCCGACGAGCCACAGTTCGAGGGCGTGGTCTTCTCCGACGGCCGGGTCGCGGTGCGCTGGCTGACGGCCAAGCGATCGGTGTCGGTGTGGGACTGCCTCGAAGATTTGGAGGCCATCCACGGGCATCCCGAGTACGGCTCGGTCTGGAAGTGGCTTGAAGTCCAGGAGGCAGGCGCATGACCGCTAACCCGATGGAGGTGCTCAACCGGCTCAAGGTCAGGGGCGACTTAACCCCAGAGGAGGAAGTCGCCATCAAGCTCGCCATCGAGCACGCCATGTCGCAGGTCGACACTGCGCTGCGCGTCGTCCTTGCCATGATCGAAGAGATCGACAATCGTAAAAACCAAGGAGCCGGGGCCAATGGTCAGCCCACAACACAGTAGCCCAGCCCAGGCCGCGCTGGTGCTGGATCACCTGCAAAATTTCCCGTCGATCACGCCGCTGGAAGCCCTGCAACGCTATGGCTGCTTCCGGCTGGCGGCGCGGATTTACGAGTTGCGCGATGCCGGCCACAGCATCGTCACCCACCGGATGCACGCCGGCGCGAAGCGTAACGTGGCCGTCTACGTCCTTGTCCAGTCGGCCAAGGGCAACCCCTATAGAAGGAGCAAACAGCAATCATGATCGAGATCAAGATCACCGGCGACACCGTTGACGACGTCAACGTCGCCCTCAAGTCCCTTGGCGGACCCAACGCCAAGACCATGCCGCTCGACGACCTGCTGATAGTCGCCAAGGAGCGTTTCGGCGTCGCCGGGTTCGCTGTCGAGGTCAAGGCGATTGTCGGCGAGCCGCAGGGGGTGCCGTTGCCGGCCAGCCCGACCGACCCGACGCCGGCCG